TACTCACACCTTGCGCGTAAGGGCGAAATTGCTCAGAGAATACGTCAAATGCAAGGTCAAGAACCACCAAGTGAAGAACAAGCACAGCTTATGCAGTTCCAGGCTGAAGCTGAAATTAGGAAAACTCAACTCGAGATTGCTCAAATGGAAGCTGAAGTACAAAGACTTCAATCTGAAGCGATGCTTAATCAAGCTAAAGCAGAAGGCACAGCAGGTGACCAACAGCTTAAACTGGCTGATATGCAAAGTAAGATTCAGACTAAGAGAGAAGAATTGGCTCTACGTGAAAGGTTATCGGAGATGACTAATCAGGTTAGAACTGGTCAAAGTGAAACCCAGGCAGCATCAAAAATAGCCGTTGCTGCTATGAAACCTACAGGAGGTAATAATGGCTGAGGATAAAAAAAGTAATAGTGATGTAGATATTGTTATGGATGGTATGCCAGGAGCAGACCCTATAACTGAGGAAGAAGCAAAATCATTTGAAGTAGATCTTAACTTTGATGAGGAAGCTCCTACAGAAGATGTCGTAGAGGAAGAAACGCCTGAAACAGAAGAAGTAGAAGAAGTAGAAGAGGAAGTCGAATTCCCTACTGAAGAAGAAGTTGTAGAAGAAGTGGAGGAAGAAGATGCCGACGACACCGAAGACACAGAGGATCAAGATGAGGTTGAAGTACCAGGAGAACCTGAAGAAGAGGAAACCCCTGACGACCCAACCAATATTGTTGAAGAAGAAGAAATAGAGAAACCACAAGCGCCTGAAAAATCGCCAATGGTCCCTAAATCTAGATTAGATGAGGTCTTAGCTAAGAACAAAAAAATGCAAAAGCAGCTAGAAGATATACAGCAGAAAGAAGCAGAAGCACAAGCGGAAGCTCCGCAATATGACTTTGATATTAAAGAGCAAGAGTACCAACAGCTAATTTTAGATGGTGAGTCTAATAAAGCTGTTCAACTTCGTAATGAAATCCGCGCAGCTGAAAAAGACCAGATGATGTTCGAAGTACAACAACAGATGGGTCAGACTGTACAACAATCTCAAGCGGCTCAAGAACTGCAAGCTAAAGCAGCGGAGATTGAAGAAACTTTTCCTGTATTAAATGAAAACCATGCAGATTTTAGTAAAGAGTTAGCTACGGAAGTAATGGAGCTTAGAGACGCATTTATTGTACAAGGGTATGAACCGGCAGATTCTTTAGCTAAAGCAACCGAATACACATTGGCCGCTAAACACCCAGACTTGCTACAAGGGTCTGATGAAGTAGCTGCTGTACAAACTAGCGAACAAAATAAAGCTGTTGTAGAAAAAAGGAAAAAGACAGCGGTTAAAAAGAAATTACAGGCTTCGCAATCACAACCCCCAAAGATGAAAGGGGAAAGCACATCCAAACGTAAAGGTGTCGCAGATGTAAATGTACTTTCTGATGACGAGTTTGGTGCCTTACCTGAAGATACACTAAGACGAATGCGTGGTGACTTTGGGTAAAAGTGTGATACGATGTTATATAACTTCGTCCGTTAGAACGATATCTAACCCTAGTCGTATAGGATAAAAAACGTATTCGCCTACCACGGCGTTAATCTGGTCAAGGTCGTTCTTGTAAAAAATACGATGTCGTAGCCCCAACGATAAAGGGTATACGGGTAAATATCGCCCCAAAAGTCGGTTAGTTTTTAACTTAAATTGGAGTATATAAATGGCTAATACTAATTTTAGCGCACTGACCAGCGAACAGCTTACTATCTGGTCACGTGATTTCTGGCGTGTTGCTCGAAATATGTCCTTCATTAACCAATTTGCGGGTAGTGGACCTAACGCTATGGTTCAGAGAATATCTGAACTTACCCAATCTGAAAAAGGCGCAAGAGCAGTAATTACTCTTCTTGCCGACATGACAGGTGACGGTATCGTTGGAGACAACACTCTCGAAGGTAATGAGGAAGCATTAAGAGCGTACGACATCGTTGTTCAACTAGATCAATTAAGATTTGCAAACAGACTAGCTGGTAGGCTTGCTGATCAAAAATCGGTTGTCAACTTCCGTGAGCACTCAAGAGATGCACTTGCTTATGCAATGGCAGATCGTATCGACCAGTTAGCGTTTTTAACGATGGCTGGTGTTTCATACGGCGTTAAGAATAACGGCGCATTAAGAAATACCCTGGGTTCAGGTCAAAATCTTAGTGATCTTGCATTCTCTGGCGACGTATCTGCTCCTACTTCTAGTAGACATAGAAGGTGGGATGCTGGAACTAGCGCTATAACAACAGGAGACGTTACTGCAGTAGCAGCAGCTGACTCCTTAAATTATAAAGCTATCGTTCAGCTTAAAGCTTATGCCAAAGATAATTACATCAGAGGCTTAAGAGGCGCAGGAAACGAAGAGGTATACCACTTGTTTGTATCACCTCAGGTAATGGCTGACCTTAAACTTGATTCAGACTTCTTAGCTAACGTTAGGAATGCTGGAGTAAGAGGACCTAGTAACGAATTGTTCTCAGGTTCTTCAAGCTTAATGGTTGACGGCATTATGGTTCATGAATTCAGACACGTGTTTAATACAAGTGGCGCGACTTCAGGAACTTCTAGTAATGCTGGTTCTAACGGATACAAGTGGGGGGCCGATGCTGATGTTGATGGTTCTTCATGCCTATTTGTTGGAGCGCAAGGGCTTGCGATGGCTGATATCGGTCTTCCAGAAATTGTCGAAGATACTTTCGACTATGGAAACCAGAATGGTATCTCTATTGGTAAGATTTTCGGCTTTAAGAAACCAGTTTATTATTCAGACGTCTCAAGTCAGAATGAAGACTTTGGTATCGTAAGGTTGGATGTTGCTTACTAGAGCACAGGTTGTGGGTAGCCCTTCGGGGCTACTCGCTTTTATTAATACTCTTTTTTAGGAGAAAAAAGTGAAAATTAAATCAGAAACAGATCTCCATGTTACTACTACTTGGGGCGCATCTATCTTTTTAAAAGCAGGTGAAGAACGCGAAGTAGGTGATGACTTAGGGCTTCAAGCTCAACAGCAAGGCGCAGTTGAAGTTAAAGAGCCAGTTAAAGCAGCACCGAAAGCTAAAAAAGCGAAAGCTAAAACTACTGCAAAAAAGACAAGAGCTAGGAACGAGGATGGGCATTACGTAGCCGACGATCCTAGCACGCCAGACGTAAACGAAGCTTACGTACAAGAAGAAGAAGCAGGGGAAGAAGAAAAAGCTGAGTAATTAACGAGGTAAAATTATGGCCGGTACATTAACAGGAGCCAATTTAATATCTCGTATACAAGACATCCTTCAGGACACAACGAGCATTCGTTGGCCAGAAGCGGAGTTGCTACGATATATTAATGACGCACAAAGAGAAGTTTGTAATCTTCGACCCGAGTCTACGGCAACTACTGCTAACATGGCGTGTGTAGTTGGGACTAAACAGTCACTACCTACAGGTGGTCTTAGGCTTATTAAAGTTACAAGGAATATGTCCGCAGCTAGTGGAAGTGCTACAGGTAAAAGAGCAGTAAGACTGGTTGACGCAGACATATTAAACACACAGGAACCTAATTGGCATGATCCAACGGTTTCTGGAGACGCAGCGCATACTACTACAGTAAAACACTACATTTTTGATGAAGATGACCCTAGGGCATTTTATGTTTACCCAGGGGCATCTACTACAAGTACTTTCCTAGAGATTGTTTACTCTGGAGCACCGACCGATTTAGCTAACACAAGTGCTACTATTGCAGTGGACGATGTTTTTGCGAATGCAATTATCGACTATGTATTATTTAGGTGTTACTTAAAAGATGCAGAGTATGCGGGTAATCAACAAAGAGCTGGGACTCATTATCAGTTATTTGCTGGTAGTTTAGGTGCTGGAGGGCAAGCACAATTTAATGTTAGCCCTAACCAAGACCAAATGAGTACAGCAGCGGCACCCCCACAGCCGCTTCCGTCAGCAACAGGGTAATAAATGGCGTCATATGAGTCACTTGTAAGAGAAATACTACCTTATGTCCCGGGTTGCCCGGACTCAGTAGTAGAGTCTAACTTGCGCGCAGCTACTATTGAGTTTTGTGAAAAAACCAAAGCTTATGTGCAAGACTTAGATCCGATTACTACTATTTCAGGCGTGTATGAGTATGATTTTGATCAACCTACAGGCACTTCTGTGCATAGTATCTTATGGATGACCCATGATGGGGATGATTTAGACCCCATTAGCCCAAGAAGTTTAGAGCTTAATTACCCCGATTGGCGTGACCGTTCGACTAAACCTCAAGTATATTTACAGAAAAATGCAGATACATTTTGGGTAATACCCATCCCTAACTCTAAAGTTGTAAATGGTATACAGCTATCTGTAGCATTAAAACCTACGCGTACAACTAATAACATTAGTACCGCGTTTTCTAATGATTACAGAGACGGAATTATTTTTGGCACTTTGTACAGACTATTACGGATCCCTGCTAGAGATTGGAGTGACCCATCTGCAGCTAGTGATTACTTAGGTCTATTTAATGAACAAGTGTCCGCAGCTGAACTTCGTGCGCGTGGAGGCGATTTAGGTGTAAAACGCCTAGTAAAATATAAAGGGGTTGGGCTTAGTTCTAGGAACAGATACAAAAGATATGGGAAAGAAATAGATTATTAATATGAATGACACAGTAGTGCCGATAGGCAAGAGTAAGAAGTTTTCAGCTCCTCAACCTGTTGATATAAGGGAGGCTTGGAATATTGTGCGGGATGGCATACAAGAGATTTTATCTGAAAACCCCCAGCTTACTTTTTTACCTGAGGATGTCTACAGCGAGTGTGTAAACGAAAGGGCTACTTTGTTTATGTCCCCTATAGGATTTTTAGTTTTAAGCACCGAAATAGATCAATTTACAGGAAATAAAACTTTACTCATTTGGATAGCGTATACTTATGAGCAAGGTAAACATAATTGGATTGACCACTATAAATGGTTTGATCAAGTAGCCAAGGCATTAGGATGTAGTTTTATAGAAGCGCGTTCTTCTGTCCCGGAAATGGAAGAATATGCTCTAGCTAACGGGTGGCAGTTAGATACAAAAGTTTATGTAAGAGAGGTTATTAACGATGGGTAGTAAACCAAAACAATCAGAATACAAACCGTCTGAGGCAGAAAAAACTCAGGCAGCAATAGCAAAAGCGGACGCAGATTATTTTGCAAAGACGTATGATCCTTTGCTTGTAGAAATGCGGGATAAAGCCGCGTCTGAAGACGTAGGTGCTACGTTACGTGGCAGGGCAAACGCAGATACTTATCAGGCTTTAACTGGGGAGGGAGCTAATTTAGATGTAGCTTCCGATGTAGGAACCGCAGCTAATTTAGCGGTAGGTGCTACAGGTCAACTGCTAGATGCTAATAAAGTTGCTAAAAATGTCAAAGTAACGGAACAAGTAGGTGTTTTAGGTACAGCTA